GATAAAAGTCTGACTGTTGCATTCAGGGGATTAGGGAAAAGTATTCTTGCGTCTTTTTATGCGTTGTGGAGGTTGAGAGTAGACCCGAATGAAAAGATTCTTGTTGTCTCTGCTACTGCAGTGAAGTCAACTGACTTCTCGTCTTTCATGCTGCGTTGTATTGGTGAAATAGATATTCTTAATTGTCTTATGCCTGGGACGGAAAATAGATTTTCAAATGTAGCTTTTGATGTGGGCCCCGCCCAGGTGGAACAGTCTCCGTCTGTTCGTTCGATGGGAATTATGGGTCAGACAACTGGACAAAGATGTACTTGTGCAATTCTTGATGACGTAGAAACACTTGCTAATGTCATTACACAGTTAAAACAAGACAGGGTTGCACACGCTGTTGAGGAAATACAAAGTATCATAAAGCCAGAGGAGGGGCAGGTTTTACCCCGTAAAATATTATATTTAGGAACGCCACATACGGAGACAAGTATATACTTAAGGCTTGTGAGAGAAAGGAACTATGCGGCTAGATACTGGCCTGCGTTGTATCCCGACGAGCTTGATTGCTACGAGGGCAACCTCGATCCGACGATTGAAGAGGAGATCATCGCGAACAGCAGCCTCGTGAAACAACCGACGGACCCAGAAAGATTTGGTCATGAAGATATTCTCCAGAGACAAGCATCAATGACCAAGGCCAGCTTTGAACTTCAGTTCATGCTGAATACGAGATTGGCAACCTTAGATAAGTTCCCAATTCGTCTTGGTGATTTGATGGTTGTTGATTTAGATGGAACAGCCCTACCTGAAACATGTGTTTGGTCTAATCAGCCTGATGTCAGATTGCAAGAATTAGTTTGTGTCGGACTTGGTGCTGATCGTTATTACCATCGTCCTATTTTTCAAAATGGTTGGATTCCGAAAACTGATACTTGGCGGTGTGTCTTAGCTATTGACCCTGCTGGTCGTGGTGCTGATGAATTGGCTTGGGCTGTTGTAGCTGAGTTGAACGGAAATATGTTTTTACTGGAATCAGGTGGTTCAACTCTTGGTTATGCAGATGAAGTTCTGCAATATCTCGCTAAGACAGCAAAGAAATGGGAAGTGAATTATGTAGTTGCTGAAAGTAATATGGGTGACGGAATGTTTACTGCTTTACTGAAGCCTCATTTAATACGGGAACATCCCGTCACTATTGAAGAAGTTAGACACAATATTCGAAAAGAGCAACGGTTATGTGACACGCTCGGTCCATTAATTCAGCAACATCGTCTTATTGTTAATAGCCGCGTTATTAAACAAGATTATCGATTAACGGATGAAGATCCTGAACATGGATACGCTCGGTCTTTATTTTTCCAAGCTTCAAGGTTGACAGCAGAAAGAGGTTGCTTGTCTCACGATGACAGATTGGATGCTTTAGCTATTGCTTGTGGTTTCTTTGTCGAATCTGCAGCACAAGACCAGGAGAAAGCTAAGAAATCTCGTGCTGATCAATTATTTGAAGATGAATTAGAAGCTTGGATGGATGAAACAGTTGGATCAATTGATTCAATTGCTATGGGTTGGGGTGGTCGTAAATCTAGAGGGAAGGTTCATGGCGGGGTGAAGAGGATGCAGGTGGGCGTTTCAAGGGAATAACCTTTTCATCCATACTTGAAAAGTCTAATTTCTTAGCAAGTTTTCCAAGAGAGCTGCTACTGGTAGCAACAGCAGTCACATTGTTTTGTTTTAACAATGTCATTGCTTCTTGTCTTGCCTTGCGATCACCATTTCGTAAGTCATCTAATACTTGTTCGATGACTTCTTCGTGCATTTCTGCAAGTTTTGAATTTAAATCACTCATTTACGGGATCGTTGAATAATACTATTAGTATGGGCTATAACTCATAATATCGGTAGGCTATAGAGGTCTACAGCCTTGGAGAGTGGTTTATTTCCCATCTATTGACGAACGACTCGTGATTGCACTCGCGGAACAATTTCCTGATCAATGTCCTGATTTAGGTCAGTCGGGAGATGAAGTCTGGTTTAAAGCTGGCCAAGCTTCTGTTGTTCGTTGGCTTCGTAGTAAATACGAAGAACAACAAGAAGATGTTTTGTCTATGGAGGTAGTCTGATGTGTTTCGGAGGAGGTGGTAGTGCTGCAACTATTACAAAACCTGATTACAACGCTTATGACAAGCAGTTCCAACTACAAAAAGATGCGATTGACAGAACACTTGCAGGTAATACCAAGCTTGTTCAGCAACAATTAAATACGGCACTTAAGGAAAAACAGTCCACGTTAGAAGAATTGACGAGTGTTCAGAAGCAATGGGCTGAAAATACAAATGCTCAAGCGATGCGTTTAGCACAAGTTATTGGGCCTCCTCCTCCAGAAAAACATGCTCAAGCTCCTGTTATTGGTGCGAAAGCTAGAGGATTAAGAGGAAAAGGAAAAGGTGGTTTACGAATTGGTAGAGCAACTGCAAACAAAGGGGGCAGAGGTTCTGGAACTCAGCTCACCCTTAGCAAAACAACTTAGGAGGTTTAATCATGTGCTTCGGTAAGGGCATTAATATGCCAGATATTATTTACCAAGGTCCAAGTGAAGAGGATCTTGCGGCAAATCAGAAGGCTTTAGATGATTATGAAGCTCGTATTACTCAGCAACAAACTGATTTCGATACGAAACTTCAAGAGCAAATTGATTTAGCAAATACTGAAACAGCAGCTCTAAAAGACAGGCTTGCAAAAGATTCTGCTGCTGCTCAAGCTGCCATAGCTGCACAACAAACAGGTGCTTATGCGAGTACTGCTCAGATGACTGAGGGAGAGGTTGAAGGATCTCAAACAACTGCAGCAGTTACCAAGAAGAAGAAAGAGAAGTCCAACCTGAAAATCAATAGGGCTGGTCTTGTTGCTTCTGCAGGTGCAGGTACTAATTACGGAGTTTAATTATGTGCCCTAAAACTGTTATGAATTTTGTGAAAGACACTGTGCAAAACGTGGTAGGTGGAGTAAACGATGTGGTTACTCCTGTTATTGGTGTTGTTGATGATGTTGTTGATTGGACTGCTGAGAAGGTTGAAAATACAGTAAAAGACGTTACTGGTATTACTGCAGCAGAGAACGAAGCAAAAGAAGCTTACAAGGAAGCCCAAGCTAAGGCTGATGCAGAGGCGAAGGCAAAACAAGAGGAATTAGATCGTCTTGCTAAAGAAAGAGAAGCACTTCTTGCACAACAACAGGCCACACTACAAGCACAGGAATTAAAACTTGTTCAACAACAAAAATCTCAAACAGATTTAGTTGCTGGTTTAAGAGAGGAACAAAAAACAAGAGTAGGTGAAGCTCGTGCTCGTGGTCAGGCAGTCACTAATTCGTTAAGGATATTGGCTCAGGAATCGAAAAAAGCTCCTACTGCACAGGTATCTAAGAAAAAAGGAAGAACACCTAGACCACGTAGCACAACTGCTGGTTTGCGTTTAGGTGGAGGCCAGTCAGGTGCTGGTGCTGGAACCAATTACTCGGTGTAAATTATGCCAACTGCTGAACAACGGTATAGAGCTGGAGAGAGTGATAGAAACTATCATCTCGAAAGAGCAAGAACGTCAGCTCGTCTGACAATTCCATATATTGTTCCTGCGAGTAATGATCCTGGGGCAAATAACAAAGACACTTATTCAGTTCCTTGGAATGGAATAGGTGCTCGCGGTTGTCTCAATCTGGCAAGCAGAATGCTTCTTGCATTGTTGCCACCAACTCAGCAGTTCTTTAGGTTTTCGCTAGATGATGCAGAGTTAGTTAAACAGGGTGTTCCTCCAGAGGAGAAGGCACAATTTGAGGAGGCATTAAGCAAGATTGAGCGATTGGTTCTTCGAGAAATTGAAGCGAGTAATGATCGCGTGGTTTTCCATGAGGCGTTATTACATTTGGTCATTGCTGGTAATGCGCTTTTATATGTTTCTCCTGAAGGATTAAGAGTTTTTCATCTCAATCGTTATGTGATGTTTAGAGATTCAATGGGTAATCCATTGGAATGTATTACATGCGAGGAGCTTCCTTATTACTCATTACCTGAAAAGGTTTTGGAAATGTTGCAGGAGGAGGAAGAAACTGAGTTAAAGGGAATACTTGATCCTTATGAAGGAACTTTGGATAGAAAGGAAGAAGAGAAGACTTGTAAGTTATATACCTATATCAAATGGAAAGGTGATCAAGTTACCTGGCACCAGGAAGTAAAAGGCAAGATTATTCCTGGTACTGAAGGTAGAGCACCGAAAGATGTCAGCCCCTGGTTGCCATTGAGGATGACCCATGTGGCAGGGCAACCTTACGGGGTTGGATATGTTGAATCTGCTGCTATTGCTGACCTTCAAACAGTTGAAGCGTTATGTCAGGCAATCGCGGAGGGGGCTTTAGCTTCTTCAAAAGTTTTATTTTTAGTGAAGCCATCAGGGGTCACGAAAGCAAACGATCTTGCAAAAGCACCAAATGGGGCATTTGTTACAGGAGATCCGAACGATGTTCTCGCTCTACAAGTTCAGAAAAGTCAGGATCTATCTGTAGCGATGCAAGGTAAGCAACAGATAGAAGCTAGGCTATCACAGGCTTTTATGCTTGCAGATCAACGTGACGCAGAGAGAGTTACAGCCGAAGAAGTTCGGTTACAGGCACTGCAAGTAGAGAACTCTTTAGGCAGTATCTATTCAATCCTTACGACTGAGTTTCAAGTTCCTTATGTAGCTAGAAAGCTGGATATTCTTCAACGAGAAGGGAAGGTTCCAAAGCTTCCGAAGGAGTTAGTAAAAGTTGTGATGACAGTGGGACTTGCAGCCGTTGGTCGTGGTAACGACTTAGAACAGCTAGTGCGGTTTACTACGACCCTGGGACAAACAATTGGCCCTGAAGGATTGGCTACTTACTTGAAGCCATCTGAATTGATCACCCGTCTCGCGTACTCAATGGGTATCGACACACTTGGGTTGGTCAAGACAGAACAAGAGTTGCAAGCAGAACAGCAAGCAGCACAACAAGCACAGCAGGCAGCACAGGAACAAGCGCAGGAAGAAGCCTTGTTGCGTTCAAAACTGTCTGACCCACAAAACTTAGCCAATGCTGTTGCAACAACTCAGCAAATGCAAATGGCTGAAGAACAACCTACCGAACAGTAACGATGACCACGACCCCAACATCACAACCAGAATCACAACTTCCTGATACCTCTCCGCAGATTACGATTCCTGAAGGTCAGGATGGAATGGCTGCGCCTGGACAAGAGAATCTTGTCGAGGAATACATCAAGGAACAAGAAGCTGCACAACAAGAGGCAAATGTCCCTGAGAAGTTTAAGAATGCTTCTAAAGAAGATCTGATCAAGGCTTATCAAGAACTTGAGAGGATGAAGAATAAACCTCAAGAAAGCGAAGAAACAAAGGCTGAATCAGAGCCTGAACAAACGAATGTACTTAAGGCTCCTGAAACACGAGAGGAATACACTCCTGAATTAGCAAATCAAATTTATGGAGCTGAAGGAGTGGCGAAGTTGAAAGAGAAAGGAATTGATATGACTGAATTAATGTGGAAAGGAGATCAAGGTGAGGATATAAGTGAGCACTATGACGCTCTGGCTGACTCTCTTGGTGTAACCAAGCCAATGGTTGCAATGTTTATGCAGAAGGTACAAGCACAACAAGGAGTCGATGGAGGAGCCTTTGAGATCAGTGAAGCAGATGAGGCTGAGTTAATGAATGAAGCTGGAGGTAAAGAGCAGTTTGAGCAGCTTGCAGGGTGGGCTAAGGGGAATTTATCTGAAGATCTTGTGAAACAGTTTGATGGTTTAGTTGATTCTGGAAACAAAGAAGCATTGAGATGGGCTATTCGAGCATTAAGGGCAGAACGTAATTCTCCTGATTCAGTTGTAGAACCAAAACTCTACGGGGGTGGTGATGCACCAGCCGAGTCAACATTCAAGAGTCAGCAACAAGTTCTTGATGCGATGAATAAAACCAATTCAAGAGGGCAAAGGTTATATGACACTGATAGTGCATATAGAGAAAAATTCGAGCAATTGTTGAGAAATAGTCCTGATAATCTCTTTCCACGCTAATATTTAGCCAGAACGCCCCTAAGCATCAGGCCCTTCAAGGAGGACAACCTGGGTTAGTGATGGATAAAGCGGTCTAATCGTAAATCTTATTTGTTAACCAATGGCTGTTACTTTAAGCCGTTCGGGTCAGATTAAGGGTGCTGCAGCCACTTGGGGTGCTGGTGCTGCTGGTCTAGATACCGATAGAGCCCTGATGCTCAAATTAGGATCTGCTGAGATCCTAGATGCCTTTATGACTAATACAGTTTTTAAAGGGAAAACTCGTGAAAGAAATATTCGTGGAGGGAAAAGCGTTGCTTTCCCAATCACGGGTAAAATGACGGCTGCTTATCATCAACCAGGCACTGAACTTACAGGCACTATTAATGATCCAAGTGATCTAAATGAGCGTGTAATTTCACTAGATGCGTTGATGGTAGCTGATGCCGCTATATACCAAGTTGATGAACTAATGTCATACTTTGACGTTAGACAAATTTATACAAAAGAACTTGGCAGAGCCCTTGCGGTGGAATACGATAAGCGTGTTGCAAGAATGATCTTTGCAGCCGCAAGTAACACCACTGAGCCTTTAAACAAAGCTACTAACTCAGGTAGAACTGGACAAGGAGTTACACTCGGTACTGATTACACAGCAGGCGGTGCTACTCGTCAGGCAAAAGGTGATGCTCTTGTTAATGCACTCTTTGACTTAAGAGTTGGTTTTGAGGAGAAAGATGTCTCCATAGATGATATGTATGCTGTATTTACTCCAGCAGATTATTATCTATTAACTCAATCAAGTAGAGCTATTAATGCTGACTTTGGTGGAGCTGGAACTATTGCTGATGGCCGTACATTACGTGTCGCAGGAATAAATTGTTTCGCGTCGAATCATGTCACACAAGCTAACTACACACTTGTAGCTGGTGATCACTCTGCTGATTACGCTCAGAACCTTTCTAAGTGTAAAGGTCTAGTGTTCAATAAAGAGGCAGTTGGTGTTGTTACTCTTCTTTCTCCAAGTCTTCAAATGACAGGTGAAGAATTTAGGGTTGTTCACCAATCGGATTTACTTGTGGCGAGACAAGCCCTGGGGATGGGAGTTCTTCGTGCAGAAGCTGCAGCGAAGATTGTTATTCCTTAAGTTGGATACGGTCTGCTAAGAGGTCAGTAAAAACTGGCCTCTTTTTTTTATGTCTAATACAATATGTATTACGTGGTTGTAGTAATCTTATGGGTCTAGCAAATGAAAAGGTCACACCAGGAAGAAGTTCTCTTCTTGATGCTGTAAATGTCTTATTGGAATGTATTGGCGAACAGCCGATAAACACACTTGATTTGACTCAAATTCAGGACGCTCGAATAGCGGAGAGAACGCTCCTTGAGTTTCATAAAGAAGGTCAAATCAAAGGCTGGAGTTGGAATACAGAACATTGTTATCCTTTCTCGAAAAATAGCAATGGAGAGATTGAAATTCCGACAGATATTATTGAGTTTGCTTTAGATCCTTATATCTATGCTAATCGTTACATCCAGCGTGGACAAAGGATTTACGACACAACAAATCGTTCTTATACGATGGAGACGGCTCTTACAAAGATTGATGCTGACATCATTAGGATGTTGTCATGGTCAGAGACTCCAGAGGCTTATAACAGGTGGATAATAATTAGATCTGCTCGTGTATTTGTTGCTCGTGTTTTAGGTGATGAGGCTGCTTATAAGTTCACCGCACAAGATGAAAAAGATGCACAGATAGTTTTAGAAAGAATGGAGCAAAGGCAGGAACAACCAAATCTCTTAACAGGTGGTCGTGATCGGTTGCCATTTAGAACGTATGAACCTGCTAGTGGTTTGATGACTCGTCGTCTTAGTGCAGGTATTCGACTCTAATGGCTTTAGTCTCTTATCCAATTCCCAATCTCTCGCAGGGAATCAGTCAACAACCTGATGCACAAAGAGATCCATCTCAAGGTGAGATTCAGGTCAATGGAATGTCTTCCATTATGGAGGGACTTAGAAAGAGAGATGCAAGTGAATTATTAGCAGAAGTCTCAACTTCTTCTTTTGGAGATTGCTTTATTCACAGTATTTTGAGAGATAACGTAGAGGAATATTTAGCAGTTGTAGCGAGTTCATCAATCAAAGTCTATGACTTAGAAGGGAACTCAATGTCATTTGCTTATAGAACAAATGCTCTTGATTACATAAGTTCACTTGCAGATGCGAAGACAGATATTAGAGCTGTAACGATTGCAGATTATACGTTCATATCAAATACGAAAAAGATACCTGCGATGAAGGCGGGGACGGCTCCAGCAACGGCCCGTCCTACAGCACATGAAGCAATTGTTTGGGTGAGGGGAGCTTCGTATGGAAACGAGTATAAATTAACTGTTAATGGTGTTTCAGTAACTGTTACAACGGCTGTCGCTCCAGTCATAGCAGGGACAGATGCGGAAGGTGATCCTACTGTTACAGAGAATAGAATTAGTTCTGCTGATATTGCTGAAGAGTTAAAAACAGCATTGGCTTCTGGTGGTTTAAGTGGGGTAACGATTACGAGATCTGGTTCAGTTCTTTGGCTTCAATCATCTAGTGCAATCACAGTTGCTGCTACTGATGCAAGAGCCAATGCTGATATAACGGCAATTCTTTCTAAGGTTCAAACATTTACAGAGCTGCCAACCATTGCTCCGAATGGTTATCAGATAGAGATTGAAGGTGATCCTGGTAATAATTTCGACGGTTACTACGTTGAGTTCGTACCGAAGAGTGGAACATTTGGTGAAGGTTTATGGGTGGAAACTGTTAGCCCAGGCGTTGAGTATGAAATAGATGAAGACAAGATGCCTCATATTTTGGTAAGGCTTCCAGATGGTAGTTTCTTCTTTGGACCTGCAGATGGATATGTTCTTACTGGTACTACGGATGGAGTTGCTTGGGAAGTTAAGATGCCGACTTGGGGTCAAAGGGCAGCAGGTGATTATGATACTGCTCCGGATCCAAGTTTCATAGGCCATGCCATTAACGATATTTTCATTTACAAGAACCGTCTTGGATTCTTAGCTGATGAGAATGTGATTCTTAGTCGTGTAAGAGAGTTCTTTAATTTCTGGCCTGAAACAGTTACAACGATTCTTGATTCTGATCCCATTGATGTAGTTGCTTCTAATAACAAAGTTTCAGTCCTTAGATATGCAGTGCCATATCAAGATGAGTTAATTCTTTTCAGTTCTCAATATCAATTTAGATTTAATGCAGCAGAAACCGTTTTAACTCCAGCTACAGCTCAAATCACTGTGTTGACGCAGTTTGAAACAGATGTAGCGGTTAGGCCCCAACAATCAGGGGGAGGAATAATTTTTGCTCAAAGTAACGGTGATTGGGCTCAGTTCCGTGAGTTCAGTGTTAGAGGTGCTGGTACTGCTTTAACTGCTGATGCTGCAGATTTATCTGGATATGTATCTGCTTATGTCCCTAGTGGTTTATTCAAATTAACGGTCAATGATACGAGTAATGCCATATTTGGCATCAGCTCAAAAACAGGACATAAGAATCGGATTTACGTTTATAAATATTTTGTGCGGAACACTGGACAAGGAGTTGAAAGGGCTCAATCGAGTTGGAGTCATTGGGAATTGACGGGAGCCGATGAAATTCTTCAGATCTTATGTGTAAGGGAGACTCTTTATATGTTGGTTAAATATGTCGATGATTATGGAACCAAGGTTTATCTAGAGAAGATTCCAGTCATGGATCGTCTTAGTGAGCCTATTGCAGGATCTCCATATCCTTTCCTTTTGGAATGGTAATTGGTCTGGTTCTCCAGTTTGGTTTGGTGAGTCATATAACTTCCGATATAGATTTACCCGTTTCAAACTTTATAAAGAGATAGGAGGAGGTAAAGCAGCAGCGAATGTAGAAAGGACACAGGTTCGTAATGCGAAATTGCGTTATCACGAGACGCATTATTTTGAAATTCATGTGTTCCCTGAAGGACGGGATGTAGGTAAATATAAATTTGATGGAACAATTCTTGGATCTAGAAATTCGCTGATAGGAACTGCATTACCAGACGGATGGGATTCTGATGATGAAAGATTTTATGAGGGTGTATTTACTTTTCCAATTATGAGTCGAGGTGAACGATGTATGGTTGAAATTCATAACGATACTCCTCACCCCTGTAAGTTTTCTACTTGTGAGTGGGTTGCATTAATTACAAGTAAGGCGAGGTCATTAAGATGAAGTTTATTAAACAGGAAGATGTTACTGGTGACATGGTTCTGGATATAGGATTCAATTTAAGAGAAAGTGATGAAATTGAGGTTCAATTAAGTCATGGAATGTCTGGTCTAAACGCTTGCATGGACAGCTATTGTCATAGTTCTATGTTTCAAGTTTTTGCTGGTGATGATGGAACGCCTGTTGGTATAACTGGAATGTGGCATAACTCAATTTGGTTATTAGCAACTGATGGATTAACTTCTACAAAAAGTCATCGTTGGCAATTATCCACTTTAGCTAGACAATGGGTAGATCTCTGCGTGGCCGAAGTGGGTGAAACTATTGGAAATTACGCTTATTCTGAGAACAAGAAATCTCTTAAGTGGTTGAAACATTTAGGATTCACGGTTGGAGAACCAGAACCTTACGGAGTTAAGGGCGCATTGTTCTGTAAGTTTTGGAGGAATCCATAATGGCTACTTTACCTGCAACTTCATTTCTAACTGGTGGCCTCGGAGCTGGAGCTACTACTGCGGCTGCTGCTGGAGGAATGTCTCCTTGGATGGCTGCAATGGGCGGTCCTGTTGGAATTGGTTTAGGTGTTGCTCAACTTGGATTAGGGCTTCTTACTGGTGGTCAGAAGAGGAAAGCACAGAAACAAGACTATGCAAATCAGGTTGCGTTCCAGGATGCAACGTCTGAGTTCAACGCATGGCAAGCAAATCAAAATGCTCAGATACAAGATCTAAATAGTGATTATCAATATTTTGCTGAGACTGTTAATTACAACAATCAATTAGCTCAAGTTCAGTCCAATAGGAATTATGAATTTGCCAGAGAATTAGCTCAAGCTGAAGTTGTTACTCGTACTAGAACAGCAGCTCAAGCTGAATATATGGTTGATGCTGATGCAATATCAGCTCAATTACAAGAAAGAGGGATGCAAGAAAGCATGGCAATCATGCAGCAAAAACGTAGATCTTTACAAGCAAGTTCTGCTGTAAGAGCAATGGATACAGGAGGACAAGGTTTAGCAAGAAGAGAACGTGATTTTGCTTTTCAATTAGGTGAGTACACAGCTATATCGCAGATCAATGAAGGGATTAGGAATAGGCAGTATCGAAGAGATCAGTATGGAAATATTGCCAAATATCTAAGTCGTTATAACAGCCAGCAGTTTTATCAACGTCAAAAATACATTGATCCAATTGCACCATTTGCACCATTACCAACTCTGGTCAATGCACCGCCGCCTTCTATGCGAGGTGCAGGTCCAGCGAATACAGCGTTGCTTGATACAGCGACTTCTGTTCTTGGTGGTGTCAACACTGCTCTTAGCTTTGGTTCTAACTTAAAAAAGGTTTCATAAATGGCTGATCCCAAACGTCTACCAGAGGGCCAAGTTAATCCAGGTGCAAAACCTGTATCGGCCTTTGTTAATCCAGGTTCTATTCAGGTTGCTGCACCAACTAAATTTCCTAGTGTTCCTCAACCAAAAGGAGTTAGAGCTGTTTCGACTGGTGGAACAACTTATGTTCAGGGATATAACCAAGCAAAACAATTAGCAGAGGCTTTGGTTCCTTTCACGAATCAGGTAATGCAAACTGCTACGACAGCAGGTTTGAAATATGTCAGTTATAAGATTGAAGAAGGAGAAAGGAAAGCTTGGGAGGCAGAAGCACAGGCAACTGCAGCACAGATGAAAGTTGACGAAGCAACTGAAGTAGCAGAGAAAACAGCAGCACAAGATAATAGGAAATTATCGAAGAAAGATCCTCAAGCTGCATTATTAGCTAACGAGTTAAATCCTTATACAAAAATAGGAATACAAAGAGGAAGAGCAAAGATTGCGGCGGCTGAAGTCCCTTTAGGCATGAGGGCTTTTGTTAGTCAAAGTGCTGACAAGATTGATTTCAATGATGGTACAAATGGTTTAAAAGGATTACAGGGAATAAGAGCACAATATGTAAATAGTGTTTTTCAAAAACATGGTTTAACAAAGAATGGTCCAGGTGTAGATAAATATTTAATGCCTGCTATTGAAAAGACTTCAGAGAAGATTGCTAATGATATTTTTTCGAGATCTATTAAATTTAATGATGAAGTTAAACCTGGATTATTAGCTACAAAAATAAAGTTAGCAATTAAGCAGATCAATGGAGCTGGTGTTTTTGAGTATGGAGAGAATGAGTATATAAAAGAGAAGATGGATGAGAAGGATTATAAAGCGGCTGCAAGACAATATTTAGCATCAATTATTCGAGAAGATGTTGCTGATGCGATGTTTAATAAAGGTGGCGAAGTAAGAATGGGAGAAGCTTATAAATTGTTAATGGGGGATGCAGAATTTAATACTGAGGCTAATAAAAATCTTTTAAATTCGGTTGATTCTGCTTCTCAATTAGAGTTTGGTGGTAAGAAAATTACATTAAATATAGGCCAAAGATATGGAGGTTCAGGTATTACTAAAGCTGATTTTGAAGCTCAAGCTGTTAAGAACAATACAGCCGCCGCGAAATTAGCAGGAGCAGATTTTCAGGTTAAATTAGATCAAGCTTTAAATAATATCGGAGAAGATGAAACTGTAGAACAGGTGGTCAATAGAGTTTATGCTGAATACGTTGAATCTCTTGGTGGAGAAGAAAATATTAATTCCTTTGTCTTGAATAAGTTAAAAGAAGTAGTATCAAAAAGCCAACGCAGTACTAACGAAGGTGGTTTAATTATTGAAGGTTTAAACCCAGAAGAAAGACTTGATATTAACAAATTAATTAATAACTTAAATGGAAAAGATTTATTAGAAAGGGCTCCTGAAATTAGAGATAGAATATTTAAAATTGCAAGTGGAATGAGTGCTGATGATTCTGATAAATATACAAGAAGTCAACTTAAATTATTAGGTGACAAGGTAAGTTCTGCAGTTCAATTGAGTAGATATTCAGACACTATTGATGAATTAATAAAGATGAGAACTGGTTATTTCTTGCAGAAAGTTTATGGAAGTAGTAAGACTGCTCCTCTTGATTGGCCTGCTTCAGAGAACGCATTAGAAGTTCGATTTAAAGAAGTTATTATCAATGCTATTCAAGGTGAAATGATTAACAAAGGAAGAGAGATTAGTACGGTAGAAGCACAGAAAGTTGGAAATACAGCTATTGCTACTTTTATAAAAGAGAAGGCTTCTGAATTTTCTGATTTCTTCCCAGGGGCCTCTCAAAAGAGGTTAGACACATTGAACTTAGGATTAACTGAAACAGATTCATTAGATCCTACGAAGAGGAAAGAAATAGTTATTCCTGAAGGAGAGAAAGAGGGTAAGAAAGTAATCAGATTATATGAAGTTGATCAGCTTGATTCTTTCCCTAATCGTGGTTCAAATATTATTAACGGTGGTGAAATTCCTTTGTCTTTAAAGAAAGCAAGAGTGGAGGCTCAGGCCCCAGATCTATTTGATTTCTTGATGAAGCAAGTTGATCAATATCCTAATTACGATCTCCAGAAGGACTTTAGTTTAGATGATCTTGAGAAGTTAAAAACAGAATTAGTGTCTATGGGTAGTGCAGAAAATAGCTTGGTTGCGACTCGTTTATTAGAAGACACTCATCCTAATCTTGCTTCTAGAAATGAATGGTTAGACCCCTTTAAGGAGGTTCAGACAGCAGGAATGAATTTGTCTGGTGATCGTTATTTACATAACTGGGAGATGAAAATGTTGATTGATACTTACAAAAGAGATAAGGATGCTGGCCGTAGCATTAGGCATTATCACAAATTTTATCCAGAACTTTTTGGCTAAACATCTACAAGGGTGGAAAAGTCCTGCATAATAGAGGAGACTGACTATGGATAAAGAGTTCTGAGAAATGACATTACGACCTTTAACTTCACAAGAAGCAACTCCTAGTAACGTATTTGAGGTTGAAACTGAAGAGAAGGAAGAGGAGAAAGGTTTCTTTGGTCATGTTGGTGATTGGTTCAGTAACGTAGGAAAAGTCACAGAAAACTTTAATAAGGGATATAAATTTGATCCTGAAGGGTCAATGTTGTCTGCATATTCAACGGCTGCATTTGGTGGAGATTCTGGTTTAGCACCGATTCGATATAAAGATCCTGAAGGTAAATCTGTTTCAGCTATTCCTAGTCAGACACAAGCATATAAAGCTGCGACTGTTGATGTTGTTCACGACACGGTA